TTCTCCGAGTGACTTCGCCTGTATAGATTGCGAGGAGAACTTACTTTCTTCATCGTCCCAGATGCTGTAAGTATATGTCCGTAAGAAAGGACGCATTTTTATTGTTGGCGCATATACAAACCTACCATCAGACATAATTTTCCAATCGCCTCTAGGTAGTGTTTTTCCCTCATCATCCTCTTCCGTATAATTAATGTTTAGTCTTGCAAGACCCTCATTGTTGTTTGCTGAAGGTCCAGCACCCTGACCAGTTAATTCCATCAGTTGGGATTCACTTAATTCATTTAAATTTTCAGTAACTGTTAAATCATTTATCATATTACTCTCCGTATTATAAAACTTATACTATTTTACATATTTATAAGCTCAGTGTCAAGCCAGTTTTTACCTAACTTTAACTCTATTTCTATCGGCATGTCATAGTCTATTCCATATCGTCTTTTTACTTCTTGCGGTATGGATAACATTGCATCTTTCATCATGTTTATTATTTGTTCTTCCTCTCCGGGATAAACGTCCATTACAATACTATCATGCACTGTATTACATATAACGCTGTTTAGTTTAGATTTATCTAAATTACTTTTTAATTTTATCAAAGCACAAGGTAACAAGTCGGCTGTAGCAAACCCCTGAACAGGATAATTACAAATAGCTGTCCTATCTGTGCAACTGCCCCACTGTGTCCACTTTGCATTTGGGAAGTGGTACTCACGACCAGAGGGTAATGATATCTTCTTATGCGCCACAGCCTCTCTTTGATTCTCTTCTTGCCACGCCGTTACCATCTCGTATTTGTTTCGGAAGGCTTGATAGTATCTTTGCTGTGCGTCTGTCCCAGTAGTGCCGCCATACAATGGTTTAAAAGTATGTGCTTTTGCATCTTGTCTGTTACACCCAATGATGTCTGCAGTGTAACTGTGCACATCAACCTTATTGTTTACATCTTCATATATTTGTGGATCTTTTGATAAAAACCCTGCAACTCTAAATTCTAACTGACCATAGTCACCCTCTAAAATGCTACCACCCTCCCATCTACTTGTTACAACCTTTCTAATAACAAATGTTGAGCCTCTAGGCATATTTTGAAAGTTAGGACTTCTTGAAGATAAACGCCCTGTGGCAGTAACGCATTGCATGAACTCAGGGTGTATAAAACCATGTCTGTCTAAATTAACTAATATGCCCTCTATAAAATTAGATAGGTATGTGCGTAAAGCAGAGTAACGAATATAAGCCTCGATAAACTCACGAGCCTCCCCGTCAACAGTTTCTCGTAACTGTTCAAGAGTTTCTCTATCTGTTTTGAAACCCCCAGCGGCTATGTCCTTAACGCTACGTGGAACTACCTTAAATCCTGCAGTGTGTCCAGTGTTGACATAAGTCATACCTGTCCCATTACAGCTCTTACAAATTCTCATGTTTTTTCCGGGACTACCATCTTTTTTTATAAATGGTATACGCCCCTTACCGTCGCACTTTATGCATTGAGATCCAACTGTTTTTCTTATGACTGTTGTGTTATCGCTGACAGCTCGTGTAAATTCGTTGTAACGCATACGAGTTCTCATTTTTTGTTTTCTAGTCGCGCCCCTTATTTCGCTACCAAGATTAAATAATATTTTCCAAACGTTCTTATCATTTACTTTACGAGAGTAAAGAAGCATAGACCTGTCATCTGGACTATCAAAATTTACGGGCGTATCTCCCATCGCTCTTTGAGCCATGCTACGTAGCTTAAATTGTAACTCAATCTGCTCCTTTTCAAAATCCTGTTTTAATTTTTGTAAAGCGTCTGTATCTATCTTTATACCAGCACGTTCAATGTCACATAAAACATCAACTAACTCACACGACATACGCAAAGTAGGTATCAAATTAGTCTCTCTCATACAGTCTCTCCAACGTGGTGTTAAAACACTCTACTTGTTTTATAGCAATTCGTTCAGTTACGACAACATCCTCTATACCGTACTCTTTAACTATTTCATAGGGTATTTTGTCAAATGTGTAACCGTCATCTAAATAAGGTTGAACCAAGTCCTTTTTCTTACTTCCAACCTCATACTTTTCAGCTATTGCAGCTAGACTCAAAGGCCATCTTCTAGATCCAGCTAATATATACTCCCCAACCATAGTG